CATTTTCCAAAATAATACAACTAATAAATGGTAGCGGATGATGGAATCGAACCATCTGTCTTCGGGTTATGAGCCCGACGGATTACCAATTTCCCAACCCGCAACTGTTAATTATTTATACTTGAAAATACATTTTTGCGTTAAATTCAGAGCATTTAAATCTTTTTCCTGCACTTTCAAAAATGAAAGGATATTTACCTGCACGACTATTATATCCAACTAAAGTTTTACCACATAAAGACTTCCTAGATAAATTTTTAATTGCCATTATTTGGGTTAACAATTCATCTTCAGGTGTAATTGCACCTTTGATTTTTGCATCTAATTTAGCACTAAATGTACCTGCTGTAAAACGAATATTGCCAATGCTTAATTGGATACCAGTTTCTTTTGCATATTTTGATAAAATAGCAGAAATATCTTCACGTACATTTTTAAGGTTTGTTTTGTTGAATTCAGTAATCATAATATAGTTTCTCTCAATTTGTAAAAGTTTATCAATTCGTTTTTTGATTTGATAGAACCATTATATCATATTAATGAATTAAAGTACAGTGTTTTATTCGTCTATTTCGTCAATACTTGAAATAATTTCATTAACCATAGAACTATCATCCACCACTTTTTTAACTCTACTATATTTACTTTTGTTTGTATGTTCTTGTTGTGATAACTCCTTTGGACCACGATAGTAACACATTGTATATTTTACACCATCAACATAAGTAACCACATCTTTTTTCTCTTCAATCATTTTTATTCCTTCTCAAAATCAAACAAAATTTGGATAATACCAAAATCAATAATTAATACACTATAATCAAATACCCATTCAACACCTAAAGAAAATCCAACCAAAGGTACAATTGTTATACTCATAAAGTTTCCTCTATCCAATCAAATAGAATTCTGAATATGATTAAATTAATCATTGCTGCATTTTCTTCAGGAATATATTGAAATCCCATATTAATACCACTTATAAATTCAAATTGTATTTTCATTTAAATATACCTTGTACCTTTAACCAGAATTTCTTTAATGGAGCAATCGGTTTTTCCTTTACCGGAACTATGCGACTACTCCGATAGATTTTTTTGCTTTAGGTTCTTTCTTAACTTTCTCAGGTGGAGGGTTAGGAATGAACCCATTCTCATATACCACTTTATGTGTAATGTTAGGATATAATGTTGGTAGATTTTGGTCCTTCAAAGCAATTAGGATCTTAGCTTCAGATGGATGAACATTCTCCAACAACTGAATAAACAAATCTTCACGTTTAACCGGTTTCAAATCCTTACGACAGAATACATATAACTTACGTAACTCTTGTTTAAGAATTGCAGGACTCATACCTAATGGTGCAGAGTCTTCTTTATATGGAGGAACACCTTCCGGAAGTATAAACTTATTCTCAGGAATAAAAGCAGCATTAAAGATAATCTTAAGAGCTGCATCATTCTTAAAATTACCTAACTTACTTATATCATCATTAATTTCTTTTAACAATTCAGGGATAAACGATTGCATTAGAACTCCTCTATTTCGTCTAGTAATAATCTACATTTGTTTTTAATCAAATAATTCATAATGGTTGTTTTGTTACCATTAATTGGTTGACTAGTATATATATCTATGATTAATTTAGATACATCTTCAGGGATAAATTCAAAGTCAACTAACAATTGGTTTCTATGCCAATTACGACGTTGCTCATCATTTTCACAAGCATTAACTCCCATATCCATAAATCTTGCTAACTTTTTAGCAGTTACAGGGGTTTGACGATCACTATCATTCATAAAGACATCATCTTTACTATATATGTTTGGTATGCCATCTCCACTATCACCTCGAACGGTATGTTCAACTAAATATTCACCTGGTTTCCCACCTTCAATAAATTTCTTTTGCATAGGTGACCATTGGCGTACATTAGGATACTTCTGCAATTGCTTAAAGTCTTTATCACTGGATAATATTAGAACCTTTTGGGGTTCTTCCATGAGACCTTGTTGTATTAGTTCATTACTTTGAACATACTTAGTTAATACAGCAATGATATCATCTGCTTCAGCCCTATCAACATGCATAACTTTATAAGGAAAGTATTGAGTCAGATCTTCACGTAGTAATGCCATTGTATCGAATACCAACTTCCAATCTAAATCTGATTTCTCACGACTCTTAGCCCTAGATGCTTTATAATATTCAAATACTTCTTTACGCCAATAGTTGCGACCATCACAAGCAATAACCATCTCACCATATTCTTTACCATATTTCTTCTTATAATATTTAACTGAAGATAGAATGGCATGACGAATGATGTTAACTGCTTCATCAGTTCTTTGTTGGTCCATATTACGCTTCAAATCTTTTGAAAATGCAAAGATGTTCGATATACAAACTTGACTATAATCCATTATAATAATTTTAGTTCTCCTTTTACAAAAATAATTATAATACTCTTAATAGGATAGTGTCTGAGTTAATTCTACCATTTGGTTTAGTTGTTATAGTGGTAAGTTTTTCCAACACCTTTTGGAGTTGTTGCTTACTTCCTGCCATAACATCCGCAATAGTAACTGCAGGCTTACGTAAACCATTTTGTGCAGATGTCTCCGGATCCCATCCTTGTATACTTGTACCTTTTACACTAAAACCTGCAGGACCTGATGCGTAATAAACACCTAACTTTTTATTCTTAGTATTATATACCCATAATTGTTGAGCACCTACAACTTTTGTTGGATGGATACTTGTCAAACTAAGTTCAGGATACTCTTCAAGATATTGTATCTTAGCAACTTGAATATGTGCAGGTTTTACTTTACGAGCTCTAGGAGCACGATTAGCTTTAATTGCAAGAACTTGTTGTTGACAATCAGATACAATAGACTCAATAAAAGATTGGAACTTTTTAAGTTGAGCTTTAGTGAAGAATGAATAACCTTCATTTAATTGTTCATCTTTACCACCAACCGCTTCTTGTAATTCAGTTACATATCTACCATAAAACTCTGCAATCTTTTTAGTTACTGCCGCACTTAAATTATTTTGAAGAATATAAGTCTTAGTTGAGAAGTCATTTGCTTTCTCATCACAAAACTTATCAATCTCAAAATCAATTTCAGCCATATGTTTACGTGCAAGTTCAGTAACTCGTTTATCAATAGATGTTACTGTTACTCCTAATGATTTAGCATCAGCTTCTTTCTTTTTAGATTTGTTTTCAAGTATAATTGTATACTTAGTCTTAAGTTCATCTAAGGTATTTTTGATATATGCTTTATGTTCATCTGCTAAATATTGACCACGAGTCACCAACCTCATCATAATTGCTATTCGATTAGTTTCATGATCCGTTGCTGCATTAAAATATTTAATGAAGTCAAGTAACTTATTTGTTTTAAGATACTCTAAACCATATTTAGTGAGACGTGCTGATTCTTCATTGGCATTATACCAATTGAGTGCCAACATTAAATCCACCTTATAGTTTGCTTGAGCAACAAGAGGTTCACCTGTTACACCCCTTGCCATACCCTTACCTGCTTCTATTTTAATACGCTTACGTTCTAATTGTGCTTCGGTTGCCATGATACATCTCCAAACCAGTCTTTACGACTCAAGAATACATTATACCATAAATGCGAATTAAAGTACAGTATTATTTTAATAAATTTACATATGCACTCATAATATATCTGTCTTTATTATCAGGACAAATTTGTCCTCTATGCATATGGGTCCAAAAAGTAGGAAACATTACCAATCTACCTTTTTTAGATAGAATTACTTCACCGGTGGCATGAAATTCTGTACCACAATTATGGTCACTTAAATATAATAAACAACATAAAATTCTATATGGATTTGCTGCTTCATGTTCAGTATGCCAAACATTAAAAGCTTTTCCAGGTGGGAAGTGTTTAAATCTCCATGATTGGAGTTTCCACTTATCATGGGTCATATTTATAGTTGGGAATGCTTTCTTATATTTCTCAAATGAACGATATACCAATGATGTTAATATTGTATTTCGGTAATTATAACCTAATTGATTATACTCATATCCTAAACGTGTTTCTAACTCATCACGTAACATTTCTTTTGAAAATTCTTCAATTAGAATGTCACATTCTAAAGGAGTTAACGCATCATCTATAATTAAGGTATTATCCATTATTATTTTGATAGATTAACAATTTCTTCATAAAGAGTTTCAAGATCTTCAAACTCTTGTGCTTCAGTGGTCATATTTTGTTTATGATAAACTCTTGCTAATTTGCTTATAGTTTTCTTAGGAATTTGAAAACTATCGGTAAGGTCATTAACAATCGTTTTAACTAAATCCTTCTCTGCTGAGATTCTAGTGAAACTATTACTAATCTCCTGTAATGCATTTTTAAATTTCTTACGATCTGCTTCATTACTAATCATATATATTCCTTAAACATTAATGTAATTAAGTGAGTCCCAACGAAATGAACGCCAACCTTGAACTTCAGTATCAAACACTTTTAAAGTTTCATCTGAAATAGCCATATCTTTTGGTTTTTCACCCTCAACAATGACCTTTGGTTTTGGCAATTGGTCTTCCGGAATATATTCAGGATTAAGAGTACATAACATTGAACGATTATCACCATTAACTTTAGTGAACATAATTTCCATTGGAGCATTTGTTTGTAATAAAGACTTTAACCAATTTTTTGTGAAATCAGTAACTATTAGTGAGTTAACTTCCATTAGGTGGGTTCCTTATCCTTTTTAGAAGTTAATGCTTTTTTCTTAGCAGCTTCATAATCTAATTGTGCCTCAATCATGGCATTCTTAAAAATCTTACGTTCTACCGGGTCTAAAATAGTGGACAAAATCTTTTTGATTGGTTTTGCCATATTGAAATTCTTATCTGCTTTCATTTACTTCTCCTTTTATTAAAAGGGATCTCCTTTTAAATTTAATAACGTATTAACATCTTGTAAAAATTTAGCTATAAGTGCATCTTTTGCAAAATTTAAATTTATGTAATTACCATATAGTTTTTCCACTCCTCCTTGAAAGATAAATACACTATAATTTGCTCCTGTAAATAGTTCAGATACACGACCTATTATGAGTCCATCATGTGTGGAATAGCAGGTATGGTTTCTACCATAATCAGTTTCTTTCCAATCTAATCCCAATTCGTTAAGCTGCATAATAATATCCTATGAAAATACAACTATAAAACATTGTCGCCACACGGTAACAACAAACATAAGAAACAATGGTGCTCCAATTAACCCCAATAGAACACCAATAATTATATCAAAAACATTCGTT